CGCGCAAGGCTCCCTGCTGGATTTGGCACAGCCTGTGCCGGAGCAGCAGGGCCTGGGCATTTGAGCCCTAACGCCAGGTTAAGCGGCGCCCCGCGCTGACAGGGGCATGCGCGCGGACGCCCTTGGGCGTCCGCTTGAACCGACAGTTCGGCCTCACGGCCGCGGAGAAGCAAACGATGGAACAGCAAGCACTCAGCCTGCCCGGGCCGCGGATCAGCCGCATCACGCTCGGGCGCCTGCACAACCTGGGCAACTACGAGCACGTCCGCTACGAGGTGACGGTGGAGCTGCCGCCCGGCACCTCGCCGGCCAGCGTGGCGCGCGAGCTGGAGGACACGCTCAACGCCCTGGAGCCGAGGCAGCCGGTCAGCGACTGGGACCTGCGGCAGGCCATGAAGACGCTGGCCCTGCCGGAGCCGGTGCTGGAGCCCAAGGACGATGACGACCCGTTCGAGAGCCCGCAGGACGTGCTGCGGCGGAAGAAGGCGGACCGTGAGCGTGCGCGCCTGCACATCGAACGCCACGAAGCGTGGCTGAAGTCGCGCGACGCTGCGCTGCGGCGCTTCGATGCGCTAGGCGGCTCCGCTCAGTGGACGGACGCGAAGGACCGCTGGGACGATCAGTGAAGCCGAACGTTCGAGGTAACGCGGACCCAACGGCGCCACGGACGCCGGAGTAACACCACACTGCGGGCCGCCGTTGGGGCTCGCGTTGACCGAGGGGTTAGGCCCCACGCGAGGAACAATGAGCGGCGGAAGCATGAACTACCTCTACTCCAAGCTGGAGTACGACGCGAACTTCAAGCAAGACACGCCCGAGCGGCGCGCGTTTGCCAAGCACCTGAAGCTGGTGGCAAAGGCGCTACACGACATTGAATGGGTGGACAGCGGCGACTACGGCCCCGGCGATGACACCGAGGCAATCCGAGCCTGCCTGCGCACCGGGGCAACGCTGGAAGCCGCCATTGAGGCGGCACACGAAGCGCACAAGACGCTGCGCGCCGAACTGGAGCGGGCATGCAGCGGAAATCCGGCTCTTGCGCAGCGGTATGTGCATGGGGCCTAACGTGCTGGTAACCGGCGCCCTTGGGCGTCCGGTTGACCAGCGTGTTAGCGCGCTGGTGGAGAAACGAGACGATGCTTGAACTGAACCGGATTCACTGCGGCGACAACTGCGACCTGCTGGGCAAGATGCCCCGCGAGTGCGTGGACTTGGTGGTGACGAGCCCGCCCTATGACGACCTGCGCACCTACGGCGGACACTCGTGGGATTTCTTCGGCGTGGCGTGGCACCTGAAGCGCGTGCTGAAGCCTGGCGGCGTGATTGTGTGGGTGGTGGCCGATGCGACGAAAGACGGCAGTGAGACAGGCAGCAGCATGGAACAGGCGCTGCACTTCAAGCGGCTGGGCCTGAACCTGCACGACACGATGGTTTACCGCATGCGCGGTACTGGCGCGAAGGGCAGCAACCTTGCGTACTGGCAGGCGCGGGAATACATGCTGGTGCTGAGCAACGGCAAGCCCAAGACTGTGAACCGCCTGACCGCTGAACGCAGCAGCGATTGGAAAGCGGGTGGCAGGCTGACCAAGGACGGAAAGCAGAAGCCAGGGCTTGACGCTGAACCCGCTGACGAGAAGGTGCGCGACAACGTGTGGGAGTACCTTGTGGGCGCTGCGGGTGGCGAGGTTTCTACCGGGCACCCTGCAGTGTTTCCGTTCGACTTGGCCCGCGACCACGTAGCCACATGGAGCAACCCGGGCGAGCTGGTGCTAGACCCGTTCAGCGGCAGCGGCACAACTGCCAAGGCTGCGAAGACGCTGGGCCGCCAGTTCATCGGGCTGGAGGTGAACCCGGAATACTGCGCGATAGCCGAGCAACGGATCGCGCAGGAAGTATTGGCGCTGGCATGAGGCTGCGCCCTAACGCGCGCCTGGTCGCGCCGCGGCGCCTGCGGCTCGGGCAGCGCGGCCAGCGCCGCGGTGTCGGCCCGGCTGTAGGTGCTGTACCCGCGCGGCAGCGTGCGCCACACGTTCGCCGGCGGCACCTGGTCGGCCGGCGTCGTGCGGCGGATGTGCCAGTCCATCACGCGGCCGAGCACGCCGACCCGCTTGCGGATCGTCGACGGCGCCAGGCGCCGCTTGACCTTCAGGTCGCGCACGTAGCGGTCGGCCCAGGCCCAGGTCTGCCCGCTCACGCGCAGGCCGACCAGCTCGGGCAGCATCTGCGTGAGCAGCGCGTCGTCGCTGTCGGTCAGCGGCGCCGCCTGCGTGTACGCGCGGATCACCTCCACCAGCAGCGGGTCGTCGGCCCGCCGCTCGGGCCCGGCCAGCAGCTCAGCCGGCACGATTCCGCGCTCGAGCAACGCGAGCAGCTGCTGCCCGTACTGGCGGGCCTCGTCAGCGGTGTCGAAGGTGTGGAAGAACGGCCGCGGCAGCAGCCTGTGCGTCACCCGAAGCTGCGCCCGCGCACCGCGGACCTGCACCGTCATGCCCATGGCGCGCGATCCTACTCGGCTTGAGGCACAACATGATCCGCTAGCCTGTAGCACTGCTACCGATTCCCGGTAGCGGCTGGCCGATTCTCACCCCACTGCCACCGATCGCGGCGCCTGCTGGAGGCGCTGCGGGCTCGCTAAGTGGTTGTCAGCGCGCGAGATTTTTGGAGGCGCGAGCCGGAGTCGAACCGGCCTAGACGGATTTGCAATCACCCGGCGCGCTCCACGCGCATGGCGCGTCATAGGTGCGCGTCTGGTGCGGCATGCGCCTGAAACGCCCGGAACGCGCCTAGATGGGCGAGAAGTTCCCCACCGGCTGGCTACCGCCGCGCCTCGTCCTTCCGCGCGCTGCTCCAGCTCGTGCCGATCCAGTACCCCGCGACCACCGCGATGATCGCCAGCACGGCCGTGACGACCTGGACGCGAAGCTCGCCGGTGTAGGCCTCGGGGTGCACGAAAAGCACGTCGACCAGCAGCAGCGCCGGAAACGCCAGCAGCAGCAGGCTGATGAAGAAGGCCGGGCTGCGCCACATACTGCCCGCCTGCATGTGCGCCAGGTCGGCAGCGCGGGCGGCCTCGATGCCGCCGCCGGCCGGCTGCAGCTCGTACCAGCGGTCGCGGATGGCCTGGTCGGCCTGGGCGGCCAGTGCGGGGTCGGCGGCGACGGCTTCGGCGGCGGCCTGCGCGTTGCTGGCGCCGGTGGCCTGCTGGACGATCTGCACAACGAGCTGGGCGGCCTGCTCGCGGCGGCTGTCGACGGTGCCGTCGCGGCTGACGATCTGCGCCAGGCTGGGCAGTGCCTGCACCAGCGTGGGCAGCACGGCGGCGATGATGGCGGGCAGCGGCATGGCGGGGGCCTCCTGTGCGATGGCGGGCGGCTGTGGTGTCGCCGCGGGGTGCGGGGGCGGTTCGGGCGCAGCGGCCGGCGCGGGCGGCGCCGGCACGGTGACGGCGATCTCGGCCTCGCCCTGCGGCACGTAGATGGTGGTCGTGGGCTGCTGGCTGGGCGGCGGTGCGGCAGGCTGGGGCGATGCCGGCGCCTGCGCGACGACGGCGCCGCGGCGGAAGAGCTCGGCCTCGGCCTGCCTGCGCCGGACCAGCCCGGGCAGCACGCGCCCGCCTGCGTGCACCCAGCGCGAGAACTCGCGCGCGGCGCCCTCGACGTCTGCGGTGTTGATCTTGCGCAGCAGCGTCGAACGCTCGAACGCGCCGCGCCCGATGTTGAACACCAGCGACACCAGCGCATCGAACTGGTGCTGCGTCAGGTCGACCATCGGGCTGACGCGCTCGGCGACCGCCTGCTCGGCCCACGCCAGGTCGTCACGCAGGATGCGCTCGGCCTCGTCGGCGGTAATGCGGTCGCCGGGCCGCACGCCGCCCGTGTGGCCGTAGCCGATGGTCCACGGCTCGCCGCCCGTGCCCGGGTCTGGGTACGCCGCCAGGCGCAGGCCCTCGTGCGCCTTGATGAGCTCGATGCCTGCGGGGCTGGTACGGGTGGGTCGCGTCATGGCCTACTGCCCGAACGGCGGCTTTCCGGTGATCTTGGCGCGCAGGCCTTCCCACATGGCCCACAACATGAAGCCGATGACGCCGGCCGTTCCCAGCTTCAACAGGTGCATCGCCAGTTCGTTGCGCGCCTGGCGGCGCGCTTGCGCGTCGTCATACTGCTGCGCGAGCCAGCGCGTGTGCTCTTCGGTCGGCAGGCGGTCGCCGATCTCCTGCAACACGGTTTTCCTCACTATGTGCTCCATCACGGCCGCCTGCGCCGGGCCGATCGCCTCGATCTGCGCGCGCAGCGCGACGATCTGGGCCTGCAGCGACTCATTCGTCGTGGTCATTGCGGCGGCACCCGGGCCAGCACGTTGAGCACAGCTTGCCCGTCGCCGCAGTCATAAGACGCCCAGACGACCGCCTCCTGATGCGGCTCGAGCGCGATGCGCCAATTCCCGGCGTCGAATGAGCCCAGCGGGCGCGTGGCGTTCACTGGCGGATCGTCGTCTCGGCTGATCGGCGTGCTTCTCATGACGCCCGTGGCGCTCAGAACGTAGGCCTGCAAACCCTTGAACGTGCACGGGCGCAATTTCTCGCCGGTGATGTGAACGATGACGTGATCGCTCGTTCGCGCAAGCACGGTGGACACGCTTCGGATCACAGGCTCGCGCCGCTGCGCCTCCAATCGCTGCGCTTCACGCCACGCAGCGAACTCGTCGACCAGCAGCGGCACGACGAGCATGCCGACCAGCAGGCCGGCGACCCACGGCCAGGCGCGCACGACGATGATCTGGCTCATGTGGCGCAGCTCGGCAACGGTCACGGCGGGTCGCGCGTCAGTGCCTGCGCGCACTGCGGTCGACCAGGATCGCGAGCGTGCGGTTGCCGTCGGCCGCGTCGCGGGTTTCGGTGGCCAGCTGCACCAGCCAGCGCCACACGGCAGCGACCTCGTCGGCGGTCATGTCGCGGCGCGCGCCGCAGCCCTGGCGCAGCTCGTGCGGGCCGTGCGGGTAGTCGGCTTCGATGTAGGTGCAGTCGGGTGGCAGCCCGGGCACGTTGAGCGGCGGCCGCAGCTCGACGGCCACTCCGTCGTGCCGCGCGACCCCGCGCGTGCCGTCGTACCACAGTCGTGTCGGGTGCAGCAGCATGCCCATGCGGTGCCCTCCATCGTCTGCCTCAGTTGACGCTGCGCGCCACCTCGTACCAGGTGGTGCCGTCGCACACCAGGGTGAGCGTGTCGTCCGCCGTGCTCGTGAAGTTTCCGGCCAGGCGCAGGTTGCTGCCGTCGGTCACCGTCAGCGCGCCGGCAAAGACCAGCGTGACGCGCGCGCCGCTGTGCCCGGTGGCGGTGATGGTGGCGATGTTGGTGGTGCCCGTGATGCTGACCACGGCCTGCCCGATCGGGATGGCGATGGTCGACGCGCTGGCCACGGTGGCGATGGCCGGCGGCGGCAGCGGGCCGAACACTCCGCGCGGGCCGGCGCGGTGGTCCTGCACGGCCGTGACCACGCCGCCGCTGGTCGTGATCTGGTACAGGCGCGCGTAGGCCGCTGCGTTGTTCCAGTTGGTCGTCTCGGTGCTGGTGCTCACCGCGCTGGTGGCGCGGTCGGCGACCACGTAGTTGGTGGTGTTGTTGGTCAGCGTGACCGTGCCGTCGGCGACCAGCGTGCCGCCCCATCGGCCGCCCCAGAAGGCCCATGTCAGCCCGGTGGTCGCGGGGTGGCGCTTGGCGCCGTAGGCCGCAAAGTCCAGGCTCTCGAAGTTCTCGTTGATGGGCACTTCGGGGCTGGCTTGCGAGCCCTGTGCGCTGAGGATCTGCATGGTTACCCCGCCTCCTGCACGGTGGTGACGGCCGACAGATAGGTCGGGCTCACCAGCGTGGCGTAGCCGATGTCGAAGGGCACGTTGTCGGTGACGTGCGTGATGGTCACCACCTCGCTGCTGGCGCTGGCGGTGTAGCTGGCGTCGGCGTCGATCAGCGCCGCGATCGCGGTCGCGATGTCGGCCAGCGTGTCGCCGCCCGTCACCGTGTAGGTGAACCACACGCCGTCTAGGATCACGCTCCAGGCGTGCCCGGTGGTCGGCGTGCCGATGGCGGTGGCGGTGGCGATCTGCGGTCGCGCCGGGCCGGCGATCTGCGCCTCGAGCACCGGGCGCAGCAGCGTGCTGACGGCGCCGACCGTGCTGGTGAAGACGACGTCGAACTGCCCGCCCAGCTCGGGCGGGATGTAGAGCAGGCAGTCGCCCGTGGTGGCGTCGACGGCGGCGCGGATGTCCAGGCGCTGCGCCGTGGTGCTGGCGTTGATGGCCGCGACGATGGCGGCGTTGACGTCGGCGTTGCGCGTGTTGCTGATGGTCGCCGAGATGCGTGTCGTGTCGCCTATGACGTTGCTGGTGATCTGCAGCTGGTACGTGTCGGCCAGCGTGCCCAGCGCGGCGACGTAGCTGAATCGGTAGGTCTCGAACTGGTCCTGGGCGATCACGCCGCTGGCCTGCTGCGTGATGCGCGGCTGCATGCTGCCCGTGCCGCCCTCGTTGAGCAGCTGCACGCCGAACGGCACGCCGGCCGGGCCCGTGACGCGCACGTCGGCGCCCGTGGCGGTGGCGGTGAACTGGCTCGAGGCGTCGATCACCGCCGCGAACGACGTGGCCACCCCGCCCAGCGTCGCATCTCCGACGACGCTGGTGTAGGTGTACGTCTGCGTGCTGCTGCCGCTGGGCGTCAGGCGCACCTTCAGCACCGCGCCGGCCGCGAAGGTGCCGGCGACGGTAATGTCGCTGATCTGCGCGTCACCGCGCGCGGTGCCTGCGGTCGTGATGCTGGCGCCGTAGCCGCGCGCGCCGTCGGGGCCGATGGCGTAGACCGTCGCGGTGATGTATTCGCCGCCCGTCACGCCGTCGCTCAGCTGCTGGAAAACCGTGTATTCGCACTGCGTGTCGAGCACCTGCAGCGTGCGGATGACAACCGACGGCGCCGCGGTGCGCGCGATGTCGACCTCGTAGCTGCCGGCGTCGCCGCCCGGCCACGGGCTGCCCGACAAGAAGTTGAAGGCCCGGCGCGTGCGCGGCTGCCAGGTCACCAGCACCGATCGGCTGCTGGTCTGCGACGCGCGCAGGTCGGTCGGCGCAAAGGGCCGGCGGCCGATGTCAGTGTTGGTGAAGGCCTCGGCCGTTACCAGGTCGGCGACCTTGCCCTTGGTCACGCCGCGCAGGTAGCGCAGCTGGTCGCGGTCGGTCACTTGCGTGGCGACGCGGCGCAAGCCCTGGGTGCGCAGCAGCACCGCACGCTCGCTGGACGCGTGCGTGGCGATGGCCCATTCGGTGCCGCGCTGACCGCGCAGCAGGCCGCTCAGCACGTAGACGCCTGGGCTGCTGAGCGTGGCGACGCGGAACCTCACCACCTCGCTGCCGATGAGCATGGCGTTGATGGTCTCGTCGGCCAGCATGGCCTCGCGCGTGCTGCTGGCCAGCGTGCCGTGGTCGACGTCGACGGTCACGCCGTTGACCTCGTCGAACCCGAGGCCGGTGTAGGTGCCCAGCGTGCTCGTGCACGTGCCGAGCACGGCGCTTTCGGCGACGTCGGCTACCTGGGTGAAGCTGACGTTGTCGACGCTGCTCTGCACCACCGCGCCCGGCCAGCCGTCGGTCTGGCCGCGCGCGGCCACGTAGTAGCCGGGGCCGTCGTCGGCGTCGCGCAGGATGGGGATGTCCAGCACCTCCAGCACCGTGGCGCTGGGCGCGACCACGTCGACCGTCTCGGTGTAGGTGGTGTCGGTGATTTGCTGGCTGGTGGTGACGGTGGCGTCGTCCAGCACGGCGTCGAAGCTCAGCACGCCGGCCTCGTCGCGCCGGCGCACCAGGCGCAGGCGGTAGGCGCTGGCGTCGCTGTCGGTCACGGTCACCACGTCGCCGGCCTCCAGGCGCGCGTAGCTGGGCGGCAGGGCGATGGGCGCGGTGGTCAGGCTGGCCACGGTGTCGGCCATCACGGCATCGGCCACGGCCTTGGCCTCGGCCGGCGTCAGCGCCATGGCGAGCTGCAGCGTCTGCACGGCGGCCTGGCTGGCGACGATGCGGTCGCTGTACTCGGTAGCAGTCTGGTAGTCGTCGCTCGCGTTGAGGTACGTCACCGCCACCTGCGGCGGCAGCTCGAGGTCGGCCGCCACCGTCAACGCCAGCGGCTGGTCGGCCGGCTGCTCGGCGCCGGCGGCGAGGTCGGCGAACGGGATGGACGCGACGGACGACGCCGCGCGCGGGCGGAAGTACAACTTGTCGCGCAGGCACACCTCGAAGGCATAGGCCGCCTGCAGCTGCTCGAGCACCGGGCGCGTGGCCGCCACCTGCGCCACGGCCAGGCCGCGCACCGGGCGCGTGATGCTGGACAACGCCGCCGCGTCCACCTGGGCGGGCTGCAGGCCGGCGCGGGTGCACAGGGCCTCGACCGTGGCCTGCAGCGTGGGCGGCTCGGGCTGCACAGTCAGCTTGGCGTAGCCGGTCAGGTAGTTGTTGGCGGTGGTTCGCATCCACCCCGCCACAAGCAGCCCGCCGACGATGCCGATGGCGCGCCCGCGCGCGCCGTCGTTGAGGAAGTCGTTGTCGAGCGTGCCGATGCGCGTCCACGTCGTGCCGCGCAGGCGGTCAACGTTCAGGTTGCCGTAGCGGTTGGCGCAGGCGAGCTCGCCGTCCAGCAGCACGAGCAGCGGCTGGCTCGAGGTGCCCACGCTGCCCTGCGCGGGCTGAGCGATGGTGCTCTGCAGCGTCAGCGTCGCCAGGTCGAGAACGTACACCTCCTCGGTACTCACCGTGGCCGCATAGACGGTGGCGCCCAGGATGAGGATGCTGTTGACGTAGTCGGGCAGCACGGCGCTGGTGGCCAGCGGGCTGGCGCCGCCGGTGGCGGCGTAGCGGAAGAGCTGCTTGACGCCGAAGCTCTGACAGCCGAAGACGATGT